ACCCCGCAAATCCTTATGTTGATATTGATGAAATTGAAACCAATTTGGAAGATTATAAATACTAAGAGTTATGACCCAATCCATCTACATAACCCAAACCGGCGCAATCATTACAGTTCAGGCAAATAGCTGTGAACATGTAAATATATCTTACAGGTTGTGGCAAATGGGCATGGTAGGAGAGAAATGTAAGAAAATAGTAACAC